ATTGATTCTTATATATTGAATTTCAAAAAATCATTACATAATGAAACAGTAGAGAATATTGCATTACCTACTGGTGTTAAAGGTATAAAGAAGTACACGAAGAAAAAGACAAAACATGGTTTTGGTGGGAAGTCTATGTTTACTGATATGGAAAAGGGAGCACCCGTCTATGTTAAGGCATCAGTTATATATAATGATTTATTAAAACATTTTAAGGCTAATAATTGTGAACCAATTAGGAACGCGTCTAAAATCAGATGGGTTTATTTGAAAGATAATCCATTTAATATTGATGCCGTGGCTTTTAAAGGTTATAATGACCCAAAAGAAATTATGGATTTTATTAATCAGTATATTGATAGAGATAAGTTGTTTAATAAGGCATTAAAGAAGAAAATTCAAATGTTCTACGATTCAATGAAGTGGGATATGCCTGTAGATAAAAAAGTTTCAATTGAGAGGTTTTTTTGATTGACATTTACAATAAAAAGCATTATATTAAAACATAACAGGAGAATATTATGAATAAAATAACGTTGGATACTTTTATCCAAAAATATAATCTTGGTGGGAATATTAATTCCGTCAAATGGAACTCTGATGGGGATACATTGTCCACAAGATTTATATCACCTGATAAGAGTTTATTGGGTGAATTAACTTTGGTGAAACAAACTTTACCTGAATTTGAAGTAGGTGTTTATGACACTCCTTTATTGTCTAGAATGTTAGGTACACTGGCTGATACTGTTGATTTTACTTTGACTAAAGTTGACAATACGCCTGTCGCTTTTCATTTTACAGATTCTATAATGTCAGCTGACTATGTATTGGCAGCAATTGGTGTTATACCTGATGTTCCTGAATTAAAGAATGTTCCTGAGTTCAATACTTTGGTTAACATTAATGAACAGTTTATCAGTTCTTTTATACGTGCAAAAGGTGCTTTGGCTGATGTTGAAACATTTGCTGTTAACCCACTTATTGGTGGTTTAGAATTTGTCATTGGTTATAGTGATATTAATTCAAACCGTATCAGTATTAAAATTCAAAGTGGTGCAGTTGCTATGACAGAATCAATAGTTTTTAATGCTAATCTTTTTAAAGAGATTTTAAGTGCTAATAAAGAATGTTCTAAGGCAACATTACAAATTTCAGATAAAGGTTTGGCTCATATCGAATTTAATGTTGATGATTTCAATGTTAAGTATTGGCTAGTGTCACAACAAACTTAATATGGAATCACATGGATTATGGGTTGAAAAATATCGCCCAACAGATTTATCAACATATGTTGGTAGTGAACATCTTAAAATTAAAGTTGAGAAGTTTTTAGAAGATGGAAATGTACCACACTTACTTTTATATGGTAGAGCTGGCGGCGGCAAAACCACACTTGCTAAAATTATTGTTAATAATGTTGAGTGTGATTATCTATATATTAATGCGTCGGATGAACGAAATATAGACTTGGTTCGAGACAAGTTGAAGACTTTTGCTTCTTCAATTGGTTTCAAACCTATGAAAATAGTCATACTGGATGAAGCAGATTATTTAAATGTAAATTCTGCCCAACCAGCTCTGCGAAATCTTATGGAAACATTTTCTTATCATTGTCGATTTATATTGACTTGTAATTATGTTGAGAAAATTATTGAACCAATACGAAGTCGTTGCCAGGCATATAAAATAATACCACCATCTAAGAAAGAAGTTGCTGTTCATGTTAGGAAGATTCTTGAGGTCGAAAATATTGACTTCAAATTAGATGATTTAGCACTTGTAGTTACGGCTGGTTATCCTGATTTACGTAAAATCATTAATGACTTACAAAGACAAGTAATAGATGGGAAGTTGAAGATTGATAAGCATGGGATGTTGCATAATGAATTTAAACTTCAATTTTTAGAGATGATTAGAAATAGGTCTGATATTAGGTCAATCCGAAAGTTGGTTGCTGATAGTAGTTTTACAGATTATACGGAATTGTTTAGATTGTTGTATGATGAAATAGAAACAATTACTAGTGATAAGATACCAGAAGTAATAGTAGAGATATCAATTGGTGCTTATCAAGATGTATTAGTGGTGGATAAAGAAATTAATTTTATTGCTACAGTATCAAACATATTAAGGAGATTGTAATGAGTATGAGACCAAGAAAACCAATACCTAAGGCTAAAGTTAAAGTTGATTTGAGTGATGCTGAAACTATGACTTGTCAAAAATGTGATAATAAGATTTTTCTTCAGGGTTATGTAATAAAGAGAATATCAGCAATAGTTTCACCAACTGGTCAAGAAGTTATTGCGCCAATTCAAGTATTTAACTGTGGAAGTTGTGGTGAGCTGCTTGACATCGGTGGAGAGATGAGTGAACTTCTTTAAAGATAAGAAAGGTAAAGAGAAGAGAGCAACTGTTTTTGATTGGATTAATGAGTTATTTGTTGGTAAAAGAGATTGGGATGATTTTAAAGACGTAGATAAAAAAAAGTTTTCACCATTTATGGTAAATCGTTATTTGAGTATGAGTGAAGATTTTTTACCACTTGTAAATTATATTCAAAAATATGCAATTGAAATTATGCCACATAAATCTTTATATCAATTTTATTGTGAATTATTACCAAAAAAGAAAACATATTTAAAATATTTGACAGGGAATAAATATAAAATTAATGATGCGGTATATGAATGTTTAGTAAAATATTTTGAGGTTAGTAAAAAACAAGCGTTAGAGTATTATCGTTTAATGGATAAAAAGGATTTGAAATTGTTACTTAAAAAATTTGGAAAATCTGATAAAGAAATAAAGAATATGGGAATTAGATGAAAGATAAATTAATATTAGCATTATTGTTTAGTGTGGTGGGAAACATTATAGCATGGTTTCATATGAATGCACAATTTAGATGGGAATGGGCTAAAGGTTTTTGGTGGATTTTGATTGCAGGCATCCCAATAAGTTTTTTATTTTTTCACGGAACTCGTTTGAGTTATGAATATTTTGGAGAATATTGGGCAATTAGACCAATTGGATTTGGTATAGCTACAATAACATTTGGAATTATGACAGCATTGATATTACATGAAGTTCCAAGTCAAAGAATTATAGTATCGTTGATATTAGCAGGTGTTATATTATATATAAATCTTTCAGTACATATAAAATAGGAGTACAAAATGGAAATAAAAGAAACAGATTTAACAGATTATTTACCAAAAGAATTAAATCAAAAACATCACATAGTTGAACAAATGGAACAAGAATGGCCTGAAATGACCACAGAGTTCAAGAAAATTCAACGAGAACAATACGAATTGTTTTTACACAAACAACACGATTATGGCCCAGGTAATATTTCAGTTGGAACACAATTACAAACACCCGAAGAAGTGAAATTATCACTTACAGGTTTATGGTTTAGAATGAACGATAAATTACAAAGAGTAAAAACTCTATTGATGAATAATAGAGAATCGGCTGTAAAAGATGAACCATTAGAAGATGCATTTCTCGATGTATCCAACTATGGAATTATGGCAACAATCGTAAAAAATGGAAAATGGGGTAAATGATGAATGAAAAATATTGGGGTGAAAAGAAACCATCCACCAAAGAAGATGCACAAATTACATCACCAGATAAACATATAGCAGTTCATGAGAACAAGATTTATTACTATTCTAATGTAAACAGAGAAAGTGCATCGGAGTTAAACAAAAAGATAGGTGAGTTAGAATCTAAAAGTTTGACACTTGGGAATAATTTAGACATAGATCCACCAACACTTAAACTATTGATAAATTCAGGCGGTGGTTCAATAACTGCTGGTATTTCATCTATGGATACGATATTGAGATGTAAAGTTCCAATTCATACTTATGTAGATGGATTTGCTGCAAGTGCAGCTACATTTATTTCAGTAGTAGGTGAAAAACGATTTATAAGTAGAAATTCTTATATGTTGATTCATCAATTATCAGGTAATTTTTGGGGTAAGTATTCTGAATTTGAAGATGAGAAACAGAATCTTGATTTGATGATGAAAACGATTAAAAATGTGTATAAGAAATACACCAAATTACCTATGAAGAAACTTGATGAAATATTAAAACACGATTTGATGTGGGATGCTGAAACTTGTTTAGAATATGGTTTGGTTGACGAGATAGTATGAAATCAATATCACATTCACAATTCACAACCTATAACGATTGTAACTTAAAGTGGAAACTTCGTTATATAGACGAATTAAGTCTATTTGGCGGTAATATATACACCTTATTTGGTTCTGCTATGCATACAGTGATTCAAGAGTATTTAGCTACGATGTATAATAAATCAATAGTATTAGCAGATAAACTACCACTTGATGATATGTTGAAAGAAGAGATGGTCAAAGAGTTTAATGAGATAAAAGAGAAGTGGGGAGTTTTGCCATGCGAACAAAAAGATATGATAGAGTTTTATCAGGATGGTCTTGAGATAATTAAACATTTTAGAAAACATCGTAATAGATATTTTATAAAAAATAATTATGAGTTAGTTGGAGTTGAAGTTCCTATATTTACAACAGTTCAAGAAGGCGTAGAGTTTAGAAGTTATTTAGATATTGTACTTCGTAATAAAATATCTGGTGATATTACTATCATTGATTTGAAAACAGCAACACGGGGTTGGATACATTTTCAAAAGAAAAATTTTTATAAGACATCTCAATTATTATTGTATAAACAGTTTTATTCGGATAAGTTTGGTGTACCTTTAGATAAGATAGATGTGTTATTTTTAATATTGAAAAGAAAAATAGCAAAGAAATCAGATTTTCCAATTAGTAGATTACAACGGTTTGAACCACCACATGGAAAAATAAGTATTAATAAAACTATGAAAGCATTTAATGAATTTCGTGAGTTGATTTTTGACTCAAAGGGAGAATATAGGACAGATAGAAATTATTCAGCAAAACCTGGAAGTGCATGTAAATTTTGTGAATTTTATAATACGGAGCATTGTAAATGGGGCAAGATACTTTAAAAGTAGGAATTGTCGGTAGCCGTAAGTACGAAAACCGACAGAAGATTAAAGAGTTTATATTCAAACTAAAGAATGATAAAGGTACTGATACGGTTATCGTAAGTGGTGGGTGTCCGCGAGGAGCTGATTATTATGCTAAGAAATATGCTTTAGAATTAGGATTACAATACGAAGAATATCCACCGGCACACCAAGTTCATAATTTATATTGCCCATTACATGAAAGAAATTACAGTAAACCTTATAGTGTAAAAAACTTTTTTGCTCGTAATAAACAGATTGCTATTCATTCAGAATATGTAGTGGCATTTGTCCCAAGAGGAGTTAAATCAAATGGTTCAATGTCTACTATAAATTATGCTAAAAAATTTGGAAAAAAAACATTAGTTATTGATTAAATATATATATTTATGTATATATGAATGTAGAAACAAAATTAACATCTGTTAAAATAATTAAATCTTTATATGAGAGTTTTAGGGTGAAGACTGTAAATTCGTCTATGAATCTACAAAAGATAGTTAACCGTTCAATTCACCAATATTTAAATGATGTAATTGTAAGAGAGCAGGTAGAGAGCTATGATAAACTTTTTATTAGTGGAAGTAGATTTTGATGAATCAATTTTTTTCAAATAAAGTGAACGAAAAGATACTTGATAAAATTTATGAAGTTTTAATTAGAATTGAAAAACATCTACTTGAATATAAACCTAAAAAAGAAAAATCCAAAAAACAATTATTAAACGATTAACATAAATATAAAGAGGTTATATGTCTAAAAAGAAAATTCTATTGATGTCAGATGATTTGAGGATGCATAGTGGTGTAGCTACTGTGTCTAAAGATATAGTAATGGAAACCCTAAACGAATATGACTGGGTGCAGATGGGTGGTGCTATAAAACATCCTGAAGAAGGTAAAATAGTTGATATGTCCGCCGGCCTCGAAGACTTTGGTATTAAAGATGGTTATTTAAAAATTTATCCTGTAAGTGGTTATGGCAGCGAGGATTTGTTAAGAGAAGTTTTTGAAATGGAAAAGCCTGATGCGATATTACATTATACAGACCCGAGATTTTGGATTTGGTTTTATAACATGGAAGCAGAAATTCGTAGAACTATGCCAATATTTTATTATAATATTTGGGATGATTTGCCAGATCCACAATATAATGAATTATATTATAGAAGTTGTGATTTGTTAATGGCAATATCAAAA